CCAAGCTCTCAGTAGCGACTCCTTGAATGAGCGACAAAAAAATAAAATTGTCGAAGCTATTTCTCAAGCTGGTTCAGTCGATGAAGCTAAAATGGTATATGAAACCTTATGCAACGCAGTGGGTTCCTTTGACAGTAAAGGGCCACAATCACTGAGTGAAGCAGTAGAAAGAAAAGGTGGACTAACCCTTAAGCCTCGTCAAAAACAAGAAAGCAATCAAAACCCAATGTATAATAAGTGGCAAAAGATTGCTGGTATTAAGAAATAGTCAAAATCATTTAAGGAGAAAAACAATGACTTTATTAAAGAAATTAACTGAAGGTATTGTAGATCGCGATCTTTCCAAAGAAGGTCAAGCTCTACGTAACAAGTGGGAAGCCACTGGTCTTCTCGAAGGTCTCAAAGATGAGACAACCAAAAACGGCATGTCAGTTCTATTAGAGAACCAAGCCAAACAATTACTAAAAGAAGCTAGCCAAATGAGCACTGGCGATGTAGAAGGTTTTGCTGCTGTAGCATTCCCAATCGTTCGTCGTGTATTCGGTTCCTTGATCGCTAACGATCTTGTTGCTGTACAACCAATGAGCCTACCATCAGGCCTCATCTTCTTCCTTGACTTCACTCACAGTGGTGATGTTACAGGTATATATTCAGGTTCCAACGAGTCCCTATTCGGTGGTGGTCGTCTTGGCAGTGCAATCACTGGTGGTGTTGATCTAACCGGTGATAACGCTGAAAAATCATTTTATAACTTAAACAATGGTCTTTCTTCTGCAAAACAATCTGTTGCAGTAAGTGGTAGCCAGGCTGCTTCTGGTTCACTAGTAGACAAAGCCATTGCTGATGAAGCTGCTGGTGAAGTTGCCCTCGCGCGTGTAAGACATGACCCAGACTTATCTGTAGGTGACGCTATTGTTATCACTGACGTTCCAGTTGCTGATGCATGGCAGTTGAACAAGAGTGATCTTGTAGCTGTACAGTTAGATGGTACCAAAGTAAGCGCTGCAGCACCAAGTGCTAGACTATTAAGAAGATTAACTTCCAAGCAAGGTGGAAGTGGTGAGTCCTTTACTCATCTAAGACTAGTATTCTCTGTTGATGATGCAGAAGCTAATGCTCTTGCTGGCGTTGTTGATGGTTCTGCTGGCTTTGATCTTCTCGTTCCAATGAACGATGATTTCCAACCAGCTGCTTTAGGTGCTCTAAAAGGTGATCCATTGTGGGATCTAGAAAAACAAGAAAACCTACCAGAACTCGACATCAAGATTGACAGTGTTGCAGTTACTGCTAAAACCAAAAAACTCAAAGTCAAGTGGACTCCAGAGTTAGGTCAGGACCTCAATGCTTATCATAATCTAGATGCAGAAGTAGAACTCACTTCTATCATGAGTGAGCAAATCGCTCTTGAACTAGATCGTGAGATTCTAGAAGACCTCATCAAAGGTGCTACTGCTGCTACCTATTACTGGTCACGTCGCCCAGGTAAGTTCGTAAATCGTTCTACTGGCGCCGCTGTTGAAAATTGGGTTTCAAATGGTATCGATTCTGCTGCTAACCTTCTCGGTGCTGACTTCACTGGTAATGTATCAGAGTGGTACGAGACTCTTCTCGAAACCATCAATGATGTATCTGCACAAATCCATCGTAAAACATTGCGTGGTGGTGCTAACTTCCTCGTCTGCGGACCAGAAGTTGCTGCTATCCTCGAAATGACCGCTGGATTCCGTGCTAAAGTTGCTCCAGACGATGCAGCTGGCCAAGCTGGTGCTGTAAACGTTGGTAGCATCTCCAAGAAATGGGATGTCTATGTTGACCCATACTTCCCACGTAATGTTGTATTAGTAGGTCGTAGAGGTGCTCAGTTCCTCGAAAGCGGCTTCGTATATGCTCCATACGTTCCACTACAAGTCACTCCAACCATCTTTGGTGTAGAGGACTTCGTACCACGTAAAGGTGTCATGACACGTTACGCTAAGAAAATGGTACGTCCAGACATGTACGGCTTAGTTGTTGTACAAGACATGTTAGGATAATATAAACCTAACAACTTATAAACGCAGGCCCCCTTCTTCGGATGGGGGCTTTGCTTTTTTTGAAACTACTTATATATTAAGAGGGTTTTTTATGTCTGCAGATGATGCTGTCACATGGTTGATATACTATATATCTCTTTTTACTTTATTGGGATTAGCGATAGTCGTAGAAATCAAAAAGGACAAAGAAGAACAGAAAAATATAAAAGATAGAAAGAAGGAAAAAAACTATTTAAATAATGAGGAAAATTGATGTCGTATCCAACACTAACACCAGAAAGTAATTCTAGCAAAGTCATACTTCCAGTAACTGGTACTATAACAAAAGTAGCTGCAAACTTGCCGTTTGGAGTTTATTCTTCTGATAATGATTTTCTTGTTGGTGCTACAGATCAGGTAGCTTTTACATATAAAATGCTTGGTGGAGATATCTTAGATATCGAACTAACTGAGCAAAATGTTTATTCTGCATATGAAACTGCTGTTTTAGAATATTCTTATATATTAAACATACATCAATCAAAGAATGCTTTGCCTAGTATGTTGGGTAACGCAACTGGCTCATTTGATAGTGACGGGGAAATATTGACGGGTACAGATATTTCTACAAAATATCCATCTTTTGACTTTGGGTATTCTAAAGAGATAGCAACAAAATTCTCAGAAGAAGCGAATGTTGGTGGCAATCTAACGCACTATAGTGCATCAATCGATGTCACATCAGGACAACAGAACTACAATATTCAAGAAATCATATATCAACAATCTTTAGATCCAGATTCAGCTTTCTATAACTCAGTAGATAACAAAAAATTGAGTATTAGAAAGGTATACTATAAATCACCGCGTGCAATGTGGAGATTTTATGGTTACTATGGCGGTATAAATACAGCAGGAAACTTATCAACATATGGCATGTATGCAGATGACACCACCTTCGAAATAGTTCCTGCTTGGCAAAATAAGCTTCAAGCAATGAACTACGAAGATAATATTTATACTCGTATTTCTCACTACTCATACGATTTAAGAAATAATGTCTTAAGACTTTTTCCATATCCAGAAAGCGAGATAAAGAAAATATGGGTAGAGTTTGTTATACCATCTAGTCCAACTGAAATACTTTCTTCTAATTTAAATAATGGTGTAAATAACATGAACACATTGCCTTTGGCAAACATTCCTTATGCCAATATAAACTCTATTGGTAAACAATGGATAAGAAGATATGCGCTAGCTATAGCGAAAGAAATGCTTGGCCAAGTAAGAAGTAAGTTTTCTTCAGTTCCCATTCCAGGAGAAAACATTAATCTAAATGGTGGTGATTTACTAGGTCAAGCAAAAGATGAACAAGGTGCTCTAAAAGATGAGTTGAAAACAATCTTGTCAGAAATGACTTATGATAAATTGGCAGAAATATCTGCTGGAATGACAGAGAATGCAACAAAAGTTTTGGAAAAAACACCACTTAATATTTTTGTAGGATAATAAAACATGGCAGAAGAATGGAAAAGACCTGAAGCTCCTCCTCCGCCTCTCTTTTTGGGAGAGAAAGAAAGAGACTTTACAAAACAAGTAAACGATGAGATAATAGAAAGAGTTGTTGGTCAAACAATACTTTATTATCCTATTGATTTAAATACAACCAACTTTCACCCATTATACGGAGAAAGTGTTGAAAAAACATTCTTACCTCCAATTAAGGTAAATGCATTAATAAAATGGGATGGTCATGAAACTATTACTTCTACTTATGGTGTAGACAAGCAAACAAAACTAACTATCAATTTTCACAGAAGAAGGTTGACGGAAGACCAGGATTTGTATGTTAGAGAGGGTGATTTTATTTTATATGCATCGCAATATTTTGAAATTGTAAAACTTATCGAACCAAGACTTCTTTTTGGTCAGCAAGAACATAAATTTGAAATAGCTGCGCAATGCATTAATGCAAGACAGGGAACTTTCCCAGAAGTAGAATAAGGAGATAGATATGTTTGAACCAGAAGATCCAAATTTGAATAATGGAGGAACTACAACTTCTAACGCAGGAGGGACAATAACTGGCATTGGTATTATAATACTAGACGCCGCTTCTGGGACAGAAGATTTTAATACTCTTATACAAATAATCAATGATAAATCTTGCCAATACAGAGGAAGAATAATGTATGTAAAAAGATTATCCTCAGATTATAATTGGCCAGATCCATTTTTATTTGAAAACAAATTTTATTTTAATGAAGATTGTGAATGGTATGAAAGTCCATTTGCTCTTGGTAATGTTCTAGGATAATATTATTATGACAGGTAGTATAGATCAAAAACCAGATATAGTCTTTGAACCTTCTCAGATAGAGAATGTTGATTTGGCTGTTTACAATTGGGTAAACGAGGAGCTAGATCTATATTCTTCTACGAACAGGGGATGGAAAAAAGTTCCTGTTATTTGGGTAACGGGTGAAAGATCCTGGCAAGTTAAAAATAATAAAGACTTGAGAGATTCAAATAATAACTTTATTTTACCTGTTATAACAGTAGAAAGAACAGAAATATCTAAAGATAAAGACAAGAAAGGTAAATATTGGGGCGATATTAGACCATTTAACGATGAGAAAGGTGGCTCTATAGCTATCCACAGGACCATAGAGCAAAAGCAAACTTCAAAGTTTGCAAATGCATATTCACAAAGAAATACAAGACAGCCAAACTTTAAAAGAGAAAACGAAAAAATTGTTTATGAAACAAAGTATATTACAATGCCAGTTTATGTAACTATGACATATGTTATAGACATTAAGACAGAATATCAACAACAAATGAACGATCTAGTTCAGCCATTTCTAACATATCCTGGCTCTGTTAACTATGTTATAATGAAAAATGAGCAACATAGATATGAGGCATTTATAGACGCTAATGTCTCGCAGAAAAATAACGTTTCAGAACTTCAAGAAAATGAAAGGCTTTTTAACTCTCAAATAACAATAAAAGTACTTGGACATCTTTTAGGTTTAGGCAAGAATGACAAAAGACCTAAAATTGTAAAAAGGCAAAATATAGTAGAAGTACAGATAGGTAGAGAATATGAGATTCTAGGAGAAGATTTAGGAGCTTCTGGTATAAAAACTCTAGAAGGTGCTTTGTCTGAGACAGAAGATGGTGGTTTACCATATATTTTAGATAGCGAAGGCAATTATATAATCCTGTCTGATGAGAAAAAAACATGCTAAATAAATGATTTTGCCAAAATAACAGACTATTTATTATAGAAAACTATTATAGTTAATATACTATTCGAGGAGAGAAAAGGATGCCAGCTAAAAAGTTTCGTTTTGTGTCACCAGGTGTACAAATAAAAGAAATCGACAAATCATTATTACCAGCACTACCAGGAGCCATTGGTCCTGTGGTAGTTGGACGCTCTTTAAAAGGACCTTCTATGGTTCCTGTTACTGTAAATACTTATGAAGAGTTCGTACAAAAATTTGGTGAACCAGACCCAGGTTTAGGTTCTGAAGA